TCTATACAAAATAATTTCCTTAAATCGACCCAATAATATCCTATATCATTTTTTCTATAATCCAAAATAATCTTATTATGCTCAATATAAGTCGTCGAATCGTATCTTTCTTTAAACTCATTTAAAAATTCTAACCATATATTTCTAATATCGTTTAAATTTATATCATCTAAGTTATCGTAACTTTTATTTGGATTTGAGTCTATGTAATTACAGATAGAATATGTTAGATTTAATATATTTTTTTTTGACATTCCATCAATATAGGATTTTATTTTATTAAAAATCAATGCACCTAAATCGGGTCCTAATATCTTTAAAATTGTCTCTTCTTTTTTTACCATATACTCAAATTAAACTTTTTTCTTTTTTTTCATCAAATTCTTTATTGATTGGATGTATTATTTTATCAAAAAGTTTTTGTTTAAATTGAATACCTAAATAATCACACATCTCCAATAATTCTTCCCCTGGATTCTCGGTATATATATCTTCGTAATAATAAACTTTTTTACCTATTGTTATCTCATCAAAAATTTTTACCCATCTATTAATATTTTCTTCTGCAACTATTTTACTATCTTCTTTAGATAAATCTGGTTGGTGAAAATCTGACATTGACGTTATTGTGTCGGTAATGCTTTTTCTCTTAATGTAAATTACTTTATCAAAATAATTAATAATTCTATTTGAATGATCTATTATTGTTTCACCTTCTTTTAAAATTAATTTATCAGTTATTACAGTTTTAACAATACATTCATCTTCCCATATTGGTTCTATAATTTTTTTAAACGGTTCATATGAAGATATATAATTTTTTGGTAATGAATATCTTAAAAAATTAAATAGACTACTAGTTCCACATCTTGGCATTCCGAATATTAATATTTTCATTATATTATTGTTTTATTTATAGTAAATCTACTTGTTATGGTTTTCTCTGCCATATGACAAAATCCATTCATATCCAAGTCATCATACGATGGGTTTTCATTAAATAAATAATTTACCTCATTAAAATATAAATTTGGGTACTGTTGGTTTAGAGTTATGGGTGGTATTGTATTATGTCGCATTGTAAAAAAATCATAATTTTCATCTATGATTTTTAGAACTTCCGAATAGCATTTATTAATTAATTTATAATTTTCAGTGGCAATAATTGACGTGTTATTTAGTTCATCAACCATAACATCTTTGGTTGTGTATTTACTGAAAATATCATTAAATGTTTTAATTTGGGACTCCACAATTTTACGTTTATAGCAAACATTAAGTTGTGATGGTTTTAATCGTTCGTGTAATTTTTCAAAATCTTCAATAACGAAATCGTTATCTAAATGAATAAAAGGTTTATCAATAATAGATAAGACCTTTAATTTAGGATAAGACCATAATATATTTATTTTATATTTTGAATCGATATCAAAATAAATTAATTTGTATTTTAATTTTGTATTTTTAAAATAATCTAAATCAGAATATATAGTTGGTATGATATTTTGATTATTCAGATTTGCAATTGAATATCTCAAATAAGTTTCGGTCACATCCTTCAATCTTGTTGGTAAATATGTAAATACTACTTCCATTATATCAAAGATTTTTTAATTATAAATTCTTTTTTTAAATTACCGTCCATTATTAAATCTAATAAAGAATTTTCGGTATTAAGTTTATGTAACAATTTAGAGTGAACCAAATCAGACCAATTTTTACATATGAGATAATTTTCATCAAAATTTTGTAAGAATTCATCCACAAATTCGGCAAATAATTTAGCATTTGTTTTACACCTTTTTGAGTCATCATAGAATGGGTGTGGTGGGACGTCTAACATTCTCTCAATCATTTGTAATGGGTACTCGTGAGTCGATATAAAAGGTATACCCGACAATAATAATGAAAACGTTTTTTCTGAAAGGTACTGTGACGTAAACTCTCTATTACCCCAAGACCAACTTTCACACAATATTTGCATCTTAGCTTTCGGTAAAACTCTGAAAAACATATCCATATAACCTTGGTGATTTGTAATCCAAGATATGTCAGAAAAATCATTATCACCCGTCACCGAATTTTTATTTATATGTTCAATTTCAGGTGCATTTTTTTGGTAACTTGGGTTTTGTAACGAATCACTATGTTGTAGATATAATCTATCTCTTTTTAATTTACCTAATTCATTTATTATTTTTACTCTATTAGTTTTATGGTTTTTTATACTATACATTAAATCGTAATCAAAATTTAACATATCATAAACTTGTTTGAACTCATAAAACCATCTTATGGCGATAATTTCATTCCATTGAAATACTGTGTTTGTTAACGTGTAATAAAAATTTGGGTATTGTGATTCTAAATTTTTATTCAAAAATATATTATCAGTTATAAAATGATGATTTTTTAATTCATCCATAAGTGATTCAATTTCCGACCAATTTTCATCGTTAATATTTGTGTCTTTGGTTTGTAAAATTTTTTCAGTTCTAAAATATCCAATTAACCATTTTTGATTTTTAGGGCAGTCTTTTAATAATTTAATAAATGTTCTTAAAATTTGTTGACTCTCTCGTTCCATATAATCCCTATCCGGTTCTATTTTACCGATTTTAGGATCAGTTTCGCCATTAAAAAAAGCAGTAAAATAATCTAACATATGATATCCATCCTCCTCAAAACTAATTTCCTGTTTAAAGATGAATTCGATATCAATATTTCTATATTTAGAGAATATACCACCTAAATTATTTTCAATGTGATATTCTCGATTAGTTGTGTTATGTGCTAATTTATAAAATATAGATTTTTGATATGGGTGATGGATGTATAATTTCACAATTTAAATTATTTTTTTTTCGTAATCATTTAAATTACCCTTTCTTAATTTACCACTTTCATTAGGATTATACAAATCTTCATAATAAGTTAGTGGTATATTTAATTCATCGGATATGATTTTTAATTCGTTATCCCACCTTAATATGTTTTGATACTCTTCGTTATAATTAGGTGTTTTTTCCCACAAATATGGTTGATTAGATTTGAAACTTTTTTCTTTTTCTTTGTACATTAAATAAGACCAACTTTCAGCACAATCAATTAAATTTTTTCTAGATAATAAAATAATCTCATCAAAATTTTGTGTTAATTCAATTAACCAATTAATTCTATTTTCTTCTTCTATGTAATATGGTAAATGAAAAATGATAGTTTTAAGAACAATATTTTTAAAATCGGTTAGGGGTGGTAATCCCACACTTGGGTTAAATGGTTCAAATACACTCTTTAATTTATGTTTATTCGATAACCTTCTAATTAATTCAGACGATCCTGTTCTTGGTAATGCAATAATTAAGATACTCATATCAAGGTATTATTTTTCTTTATTTTTGGGTAGTTAAAGTCGCTTTCAGTCATCCAAATATTTAAAGCATATCTCACACCTTTTGTAACTGGTAACACTCCGTGATATGTGGTGGAACCATTAAACGATATACTATCACCTAATTTTAAATCACAAATTGTTAATCCCGACAATGTTTCAAAATGGTATGGTGGATTTTCGTTTGCGGTCAATACAAATTGACCTCCGTCAAAATTATCAGAAAGAACAATAACGGTAGTTAATTCACTTGACTTATCTTTATGTAAATTAAGATATCTACCGTCATAATATGAGGTTAAGCTTATATTAAAATTGTTTAAATTAAATTTTGAATAATCAAACCACAATTTAAAATTTTCATTTTTATAGTTGGTGGTTAACAAATCAATTATCTTCATTTTAAAGTTTGAGTCGTATATTCTCCTACAATCCCATTGCTCGGTTGGTTTATACGAGAATGGTTCACCATTCTCAAGACAAAAATTAACAATGTCTTTAGCCTCCAACTCACTACAAAAATTTTTATTTATGGTGTAATTCATTTACAAAAGTTTTTTGGTTATGGTTTCATTATTATATTTTATAATATGGACATTATCATTTAAGAATGAGAATAATTCGTTAGCAATTAGTTCGTACCCAAATTCCGATGGATGCATACCAGGTACATTCAATATGTCAAAGTTTTTTGTTTCCCACACATTTTTATTATCTATCGAAATTAATAAATCTTTAAAAGTACGTTTTCCGAAACCCCAATAACTTTGTTTATTGATTAAATTTGTTCTATCATTTTCAATTTTTATGTTATCAATCATTCTATCGAACGCATCACAAAAAATGTAATTTATATGGTAATAATCACATAAATTTTGAATAAATAAAATATAATTTTGATTTACGATGTTATAATAATCTTGGGTGTATAATTCATTAATAAAAAATTCCTTAAAGTCGGTTAGGAAACCATTATAAATTGAATTATTTGTTAAATCTTTTTTAGTGAACCACTTATGTTTATGGTTATCCGAAATGTAATTTAATCCCCACGTGTGCCATTCTCCTTTTGGGAAAAAGGGTACTTCATCTCTAAGAGATGATGACCACATAATAATCACTAAGTCCCCTGATGTGATTTTTTTAGATTTTATGTCGGTAATGATTTGATTAAAGATAGTATTATTATCACTACCCGATAACGATTGATTTTCGTGATTTACATTTAATAAGTTAGAAAGTTTTTTTGGCCAAGATCGGTCATTTCTAAATTTTTTTCTATCTTCTCTTGATTCAAATGAGGATTCTTTAAGTGGATTTACTCCTTGTCCCTCAGTCCAACTATCTCCATATGTGAATAATTTCATAATACATCATATT